CACACGCTCTCTGCTGTCAAATAGGTTCTATTCATAGTCAGTCCTCATTTCATTGTTTTTTACCCTTGCGGGCCTGGAGCAAACGCTCCATTGCATCGTCTTGCGGAGTTGCCCCACCATATTCTGAAGAGCAGTTTTCCTTGACGATTTGGAAAATCTCCATCCACAGGCGATTGGTCTGTGACATGAAGTTTTGAGCCATAGCCACATACGGACTTTGGATTGCGTTGCCAGTTGTTGGGTGCTTTGCAAGGAAACCGAACTCGGTTATTGCTTCTTCGCATTGAATCCAACGAGCAACACTCATTGCATAACGTTCCAAAAGCTGCGGTGAAACCAGAGCTGTGCAGTTTCGTTCCGAGAGCCATTTCCAGGTGTTCTCGTACACTTCTGCTGCAAGTAATGACTTACCGTCCTTTTGGGTTGCTGATAGCATCGCAGAGGGTTTCGGCATGGGCTGACCTTCTAAATCGGCTGTGTCGTCAAAGTCGATGACAGTCAACTTCCTTTTGCCGGGGTTGCCAGTTGCGATTTTTTCAGCGAGGGGTTTCTTTTTTGCGCCTGCACCCACACGAGCGCCGCCCCTGTTGGTGCCGTCTTTTGCCACCGTTTTCACCTCCATTTATAAGCCGGGTTTTAATACCCCGTTTGAAACTGCGAATTTTTGCGTGATACCCCACGCCCGTTGCACGATATAAAAGCTGTAGAGATTTTGATACCCCCCGGGGTCAGCGGTCGTGCCATCGGTCGCCGTCTCTTGCTGTGATTTCGGAGTGGCAAGATTTGCACAAGGCCATCAAGTTGTTTTCTGCATGAGTGCCACCACGTGAAATAGGTAATATGTGATGCACCTCTTGAGCAGGGGTCAGCTTGCCTTGCTTCTTACACTCTTCACACAACGGGTGTGCGGAGATGAAGCGGTCACGTATGCGTTTCCACGCTCTGCCATACCTACGGCGAACAGCCGGATCTCTGTCGTACCTTTCATAGCGTTTGGCTTCTTCTTTTGCGTGTTCATCGCAGAACCTTCCGTCAGTTAGCTTGGGACAGCCTGGGTAGGAACAGGGTCGCTTGGGTTTCTTCGGCATCGTTTCACCTCCTCTTGAAAAGCTCACCCAGCTTGTACTTAAGGATGTACCACAGTTGTTCTGCATAGCCGACCTTACGATATCCCATACCAACAACTCCTTTCTGGGCATAATAAAAGCCCTCACAGGATTGCTCTCGTGAAGGCTTATCTGTCTATCTCGACATTATAATGATACCATACTTAACCCTGGAATTCTACGGAACTTAAGGGAACACTTTTTGATTTCATTATGTCGGTTACGACTTCCAAGGCTCTTTCGTGGAGCTTCAGCACCCATTTACCGCTGTAGTGCATATCAACCGCAATCTGCTCCCAGTTCATAAAGCAAAGGTAACGCTTCTCAAGGAGGGTTTGATATTCCACATTTTCAACGGCTTTTATAATGGTTACGATTTCACGCTTCAGATCTACAAGGCAGTCAATGTCGTGGTTAATCTCGGCTTGTAAGTCGATGATTTTTGCGACACAGTCAGCCATAGTGGAACTTCCGTGGTTAGGGTTGCGAGGCATCCCCGTTAAGGTTGCTGTGCATTTTGTTGCCAGTTCATTGAGGGTCGCAACCTGGGCAATCTTCGCATCGATTCTTTGGTCGAGTCTATAGGCTTGACCGAGGTATTCTTTTGCTGTCATACAGCCACCGCCTTTCCATATACCTGTTCCTTTAGCTTGGTAATAAGAAGCTCACCGTCAACGTTGGTAATATTGCCGTATAAACCAGAGCGGAAAAAACGCTCAATTTCACGCTTGTCGTGAAGGGCATCTCTGTCCTTGGGGGAATAACGCAACACACGCAGAGCGTGGCGGTAGTCTTTTGCAGCTTGAATAATAATGGCGTTTGCCAAGTTCTCATAAGGGGTCATATTTCGCTCACCTCCAAGTTTGCTTTTACCGCATCAATAAGAGCGGTCTGTGTTTTCTCTTTCTTCTGTAAGGCACTCATAATCCGTTCATCAATTGTGCCTTGAGTGATGATATGGTGGATTACCACGGTTTCCGCTTGCTGTCCTTGTCGCCATAAACGGGCATTGGTTTGCTGATACAGTTCCAGGCTCCAAGTAAGACCGAACCATATAAGGGTTGAACCGCCACTTTGAAGGTTCAATCCGTGACCTGCGGATGCCGGGTGTATGAGGGCAACGGGCATCTCGCCACGATTCCACCGAACAATGCTGTCGGAGGAGTCCATAAGGGAGAACGGAATATGGCGCTTATGGAGTCTTTCGGTTATCCGCTCCAAATCGTGCTTGAACCAGTAGGCTATAAGCACGGGTTTGCCGTTTGCCGCTTCTATAAGGTCTTCCAATGCGTCAAGTTTGCGGTCGTGAATATTGAAGTAGCGTTTATCTTCGCCATATACCGCACCATTTGCCATCTGGCAGAGTTTGCCGGATAAAGAGGCGGCATTTGAGGCGTCGATTTCTTCACCTTTAAGGGAAACCACCAAATCCGCCTTGAAAGTGTCATACACAGTACGCTCTTTTTCGGAAAGTGCGACTTTTACCTCGTTCATCACACATCCGGGCATTTTCAAGAAGTCATTTGCCCTCATGGAAATGGTGATATCGGCAATCTGTCTGTGTATGGCATCCTCTGCACCAGGGAGCGGTTTATAGGAGAAGATGACCTGTCCGTTTCGCTTGTCGGGTTGGAAGTAATTATTGCGATAGTGGGTTATAAACTTACCCAGTCTTTTGCCCATATCCAGGATGCGGAATTCCGCCCATAAATCCATCAAGCCATTTGAGGAAGGTGTGCCAGTAAGTCCAACTATCCGCTTTATGGTGGGTCTTACTTTCAGCAGACTTCTGAACCGCTTTGCTTGGTAGGATTTGAAGGAGGATAACTCGTCAATTACGACCATATCGTAATCAAACGGGAGTCCGCTTTCTTGTATTAGCCATTGCACGTTTTCTCGGTTGATTATGTTGATACGAGCGTTTCTCATAAGAGCGGTTTTTCGCTCGATTTCGTTGCCGACTGCCACCGAGTAGGACAACCCATTAAGGTGGTCCCATTTCTGTATTTCTGCCGGCCATGTATCACGTGCGACACGCAGCGGTGCGATGATCAGGACCTTGGAAACCTCAAAGCGGTCGAGGCACAACTCGTAAATAGCGGATAATGTGATGACCGTTTTGCCAAGACCCATATCAAGGAAAACTGCTGACACGGGATTCTCCACAATAAACCGAGTAGCGTAGGCTTGGTAATCATGGGGTTTGTATTGCATCGAGTATCCCTCCAATTTGGTCGGCTCGGTCAATGCAGTAAACCGAAAATCCGAGTTTTTCTAACTGCCTTTTTCTGCGTACTTGCAGAGGGCGCAGTTTTTTGCCTGTTGCCTTCAGCTCAATAAAGGCGATTTTACCTCCGGGGAGGAGTACCAAGCGGTCTGGTACTCCATCAAGACCCGGACTCACAAACTTGGGAGCTATGCCGCCTTTTTCCTTGACGGCTTTTACAAGTTTGGATTCAATGATTTTTTCTCTCATAAATTCTCCTTGTTACTGATTGCTGTTACCGATAGGCTTCAAACTTTCTCTTGCTCTTACGCCCATATACGTTGCTGATTTTATCTATTTTTGTTCTCTGAAAACTTTAATAAGGCTATTAGTAACACCAGTAACAAAGTAGCAAACTTGCCTAACGGCGGGCATTTGGATTGTTACGGATGGTGTTACTAACGGCACATATCGTTAACGCTCGGTAACAACTCAAGCGTTACTGTTTCTCGTTATCGGTAACACGGACATAGGTCTTTTGAAGACCATAACCGGGAATGCGTAGTTTGCTCTGTGAATTTCCGCTGTAACGCTTCCAACCACCGAGCTTAAAGAGGATACTTTCAATCTCGTAGGAGTCGGATTTCTTGAGGCTTTCACGGGGTTTACCGAAACACTCGCACCAAACCTCCATAGCACAAACACGGGTACGCTTGACCGTCCCCTCGGTTTTCAGTTCACCGAAGTCGCTGCCGTTAAGGAATGCACGACGTTGGAAAAGGTCATAAGTATCCCAGTCTGCAGGGAGTAAGCGGTTGAGGTACTCGTCAACGATGCCTTCACGATCGTCT